TTGTCCTGTTAGTTTTTCTTTAAGTACACAGAAGTGTTCAAATATCCATGTAACAGGTACATCTTTTATATCATGCACTAAATCTTTTGTGTTAAACATAAATAAAAATTTAAAAATAAAAGGGAGATGTAGAAACATCCCCCTGTATTTCAACTAAAACTAAAACCTATAAATTAAAATCATCACTAGCTGGTTCAAAGCCACTTACTGGTTTATTAGAAAGTGGTGTAAAATGCCATTTGTTAGACTTATCAAACTTAGGAAGCTTAGATTCATCAGCAGAACAAAACTTATATCTAGGAAGAGAAAGTCTCGTAATAGTTTTACCATTATACTCATCTTCTTTACCTGCTAGGAACCAATACATATCGTTTCCTTTAAGAATGTTAACAGCTGCTTCCACCCATTGTTCAATAGATGTAATTTTAGCATTCTTAGATAGAGCATCAATTTCTTTTCTTAGTTCTAATTGATCAGAAATAAGAATAATCTTGCTTAAAATTTCATTCTTATTTACATCATCACTGTTAAAATCAGCTGTGTAAATAGTAGCAGAAACTCTTGCTGTTTGACCTTTAAACTTTTCACCTTCTGGATCTTCTTTGTCAATAGCCCAACCTTCAAAGTTAGGTATTGCTGGTCCTTCCAATGTAATCTCTAAAGATTTTTTACCTGTTTTAGCAGTTCTTACTTGGGCACTGTAGATGCTTGCTAATACTACTCCGGGTTCAAAGGATTTTCCTAATCCTCCCCCTTTAACTTCTTGTCCTTCTGTTTTGAACATGTTGTTTTGTTTTTTAAATTAATAAATGGGTTTTAATTTTCATAGTTTTTGATAGCTTCCACTACATACTGTAAGTCGTTAACTATTTCAAAGGTAGGAAACATTCCACGTGGAGATTTACATGTATTTTCACCGTTGGTTTGGGTTTCAAATACATACCTAATCTCTCCGTCTTTGTTTCTCTTGGCTTTTCCAAACAAAACTATGGAAAAAAGTCCTTCCAATGTTAGTTTTTCATCAACCATTTTACCAATTGTCTTAGCTTTAAACTTACGTTTGCCTTCCATATCCGTTGCTTCTTCTGCATGAGTAAGGAAAAATATGAGAAGGTCCTCTCTCATATCTTTAGGTATACGAGCAATTCTAGCTAGGTGTGCACCTATCTGTGTGAACTTTTCATAACCCTTCTCATTAGCTTTGTCAAAGAATTCAAAAGAACTCATGTACTGAAAGTCGTCTATTACTATGGTTTTAATTTCAGGACGTTTTTCACTAACATATTTAATGCAAGCTTCTATATTTTCAGGACTAGCTTTGTCATACATGTTTCCGGTAGGGTTGTCCTTACTCCAGATAGTGTACTTCTTTCTCCATCCTTTAAATGGTAGAGGCTTGTTAGCCACGTTAATAATAAATGTCTCTTTGGGATCTAACGTCTCAATGCTGGTAGACTTTCCAGCACCGGACTCTGCAATGATTAATACACCTTGTGCCATATTAGTATTTGTTTTTTATAAGGTCGTTTAACCAGTTCTTAGCACTGACTGGTTTGTTGGTATGGATAGCATAGTAATCTCTGATTGTCATCTCAGAGTACGGTGCATCTTCCATAGGAGATGGAGCATTAGGGATAGTTAATACAGGATTTATTTCTTGTGCTCTTTGTGTTATTTTAAAAACACCTGTTTCTGTTCCTGTAAATGCTGACATTTTACTAATGGCTACAGAACTTCTGTGTACCACTTTTAATTCTTCAACTGGAACTAAATATGAACCTCTAGCATTAAGTTCATACTCTTCTTCAAATGAATTACTTGGAGGCACTCTGTAAACTTTTCTGTCTGGATCTGTTGGATTTAAATCTGAGTCAATAAGCTCAAAGAAAAATCCTTTTGTTTTCTTAAACTCTGATGGAAAGATTCCTACTACTAGTCTTCTTTGTTCATCATAAAATTGTGTCTTCATGTTGAAGTCATACATAGTAATACCCAAGTCAGCAATAAGATCAGCATTGAAATCTCTCATCTCTTTTGTTTTTTGAGCTTTGTACTTTGACTTTTCATCATCAGACATGCTGTGTAAAATACTCATGTTGTTTTGTTTTAAATTGTGATTTGTAAATTGTTATATTGTTGGACCATTTATATTTGTAAATCTATTAGCTGTTCTTCTTTGAGGAGGAGCTCCTGTTGGATTAGCAGCCTGTGGCTCAGCCACTTCTACCATCTTTTGTTTAGAAAATTCTGCTTTCATGAATATTAAGTTAGTATCATCAGCACTATTTCTAGACTTAAGAATATGTGTGAATATATCATCTGTCTTAGAAGGATATTCTTTCCTACCATATGATTCTATATCTACTTTGTATGGTCTGTTTAATACAATCACCATGTCTGAACCCTGCATGAGAGCATCACCACCAAATATGTCTGAACTGGTAGGATAGTTACCAATTGTTCCTGGTATTTTTCTCACTGGTTCATCAATACTTCTGTTAAGTTGAGAAATCATAAGTACTATAATAGGAAGCTTATTTTTAACATGCATTAACATCTCTACAGTGTTGTAAAGAGTGTTAATCTTTTCTCTTTCATCTGTATCCTTTTTAATAAGCCAACTATGATCTATTGTTACAATCAATGGTTTTCCTCCTAGTCCACTGTAAGCTGTTTGAATAGCTTCTTCCATTTTTCTAACAGTTAATGGAATATTAATCTGAGTTCTATAATTACCCAACTGCTGAAACTTTTTTTGTTCATCAACATATTGTTTCATCATCTTTACAGAAAAATCATCTAGTTGTTTATTTGTAGATAATACTTGATTGTAATCTAATGCTGTCTGAGCAACAAAATCTCTTGCTGCTGTCTGCTTTGGTCCCATTTCAAATTGAAATTCTAAGATGTTGAATTCTTGTGTAGGATTAAGATATTTGCATTCTCTAAGTATTTGAGAAACAAACATTGTTTTACCTGCACCTGGTCTAGCTCCTATGGTTAGCATTGATCCCCATTCTAAACCACCAACACCCATTTTATTAAGTCCGTCCCAAGGAAGTTTTAAAGATTTAATCTTCCCTACACGTCTGTCTTCTATATACTGTAAACCTTCTTCTAGTATCTCAATGTATGTTTTGATACCAAATGGTCTATCTTTTTGAGGAAGATTAAGAATATTCACTTAGTTTAGTTTTAATTTTAGTTTTGTAAATTTAAACAATTTTATTGATATAACCAACACAATTTCTATAAAAATATACTCTATAATTGTTACATCAATTATTAAGTTTTTAACTACAAACCAGTTGGCTATACTAAATAAAATTGAAATTATAAAGCTGTGTATAATCTTTTGTCCTATTGTCATATAGTAGTATTTAATATGTTTGGATTGTCAAGTATTTCTTGACAATAGTCAGCAAGCTTTGAGCTCACTTCTTTAGTTGTTGTATTAGATTTCTTTATAAAATAGCTACTAGTAGCCATATACTGATAGTTTTTTCTTTTAAACACTTCATTGTAATAATCTGTTGCATCTAGTATAAGATCCCAGTCATACTCCGGGTATGTTTTAAAGAACCATACAAACTTATCTTTAAGTTCCTGAACACTTTGTCTAGCTAATTCACCGGATGGTAATCTTTTACTAGGCCATATGTCTCTATATTCATTTATACGTTGATTCATGTCAGTTCCTAATATTTCACTAGCAACCTTTCTTTTAGTTTTAACTATAAATGTTTCAAATTCATTTAGAATAACAGACCCTTCATTGGTAAGATTACCAGATTCATCTATTAAGTTTCTTTTAAGAGATGTTTCCCTTTCTTTTTCTTGGTCTATCAGATCATTAGGTTTGATATTAGATCTACAACAATCTAAAAAATATATCTGATTAGGGCTTAATTTCCATTTCGTTGGAATGCTCCATAGTTGATGGCTCATAGTCTTTTTTTATTTGGTTAATAATTAAATAGTATTTGTCTCTGAATAATGAATCTGTCTCATACAAGTTTCTAAATGTATTTACACCATGTATCACTGTAGTATGATCTCTTCCTCCCATATATATACCTAGTTCTTTTAAGTTATATCTCATAGATCTTGCTATGAAGAAAAATATACATCTAAGTTCTACTAAAGATCTTGCTCTGTCTTTAGCAGCTAATGTTAACTTTTTATTATAAAATGTAGGTAAATAAGGTTCAAAATATTTTTCTAACTCTGGAAGTGTCAATGTAATAATTCCATCATCTGTAATTCTATGATTTGTAATCACGGTTGGGTAGTATCCTACTTTTTGGTGAAACTTATTTATAAATTCTATAATAAGGTCATGTTCTACCTTTTTTTTATACTCTGCTGGATTCATAAATTTTTAGGTTGTTAGTGTAAAAAAGTGTATATTATATTGTAGAGAAAGGGGAGCAAACTTAATGTAAATCTTCTATTCTCACAAATTTATTTT